GCTAATTGACCTTTGTTAGCAAGAATAGCAATATTGTATTCTTCTTGGAATAAAACACACCACAACATATAACCAACCGTTGTAGTAGTTTTACCAACCTGCCGAGGCATTTTACAGATAGAGAAACGATTGGCATGAAAGTCACGCACCATTTCTTCTTGGAAATCCCACATATTAAAAGGAATAAGACCTGAGTCCACATTCACAATTTTTACATAGGTTTTTATGAAATAAACAGGATCAGAAGCACACTTAATAAACTCTTGTGCTTCTTCTTCGGTAAATGATATAGTAACTCCAACCCTTTTTAGGTTGGAATTTCCCAAATAACCATCGTTCATTTATTTTGTGATGCTACGAAGCATCCATTGGTGTTTACTATGAGTATCAATACGACCTGAAATAAAATCAGCAAGCCCTTGTTTGTCAAATTGATCTGCTAATTTAAAAGCAACATTTAAAGTGGCAAGAACTCTTTCGTTATCAGTCATTAAACGGCGAGCCATTTCTACACCTGCAGGTACAGAAGTTTCATCTTCAATCTCTGATAGTTCCATAAAACGAGTGAAAGAACCTGGTGCATATGTGTCTAAAGAACGAATCTGTTCGGCAATTGGATCTACCGCACCATGCAGTTCTTCATAGAGATTACCAAAGAATTCATGGTATTGTGGAAAATTAGAACCTTCCACATTCCAATGGTAGTTGTGAGCTTTAAGGTATAATGCAAAAGTATCTGCAAGAACCTTCTTCATTATTTCTTGTAAAGTTTCCATGGTTTTATTTATTTTCTTTCAATTGTTTAAGTAGTTCTGCCGTAGATCCAACAAATACAGCTTTATCTATGTTCAAATTTTGAGTATTGTTTGTGGTCTTTGGTTGTAAATCTTGTTTGCGTTTCTGTACCTCTAATAAATCTTTATTCATATCTGCAAGGTTTTTCAACATACCTGCTACAACCTCAAATGCTCTTGGGTGATCAGATTGTTTGGCAACAGAAATGATATGGTCTGCTGCATCATTACCTTTTTCAATTAAATCACGAAGGTTTTGTCTAGCAAACTCAGCATCATCTTCAACAGTATCTTTTACTTCTACAATTTCTGTTGTTATTGGTATTGGTTCTATCTCTAATGCTTCAGATAATTTCTCATTTAATTTTTTCATATTAAAGTATTATTAACTATTATGTTTTAATTTTTAATATTCTGGAAGATCATTACCATTTTCGGGATCAACATTTGCTTTTTTGATAAACAAAACTAACGATCCACCAGGCTTTATATCAACCCATTTATCATAAGGGCTAATATATCCTACTTGTACAGGACTACTCCTATAGGCATTAGAATTGTCAACAGTATAACCATGAATTCCGACATTCCCACCCCAGGCCCACATAGTACCATTGGTTTTCATAGCTCCAGCTGCACCGTGAGCATCAAATGTCATATGCCAATTAGTATTGGCACCAATTTGATTAGGTGAAGATCGGCTAACGCCACCCCCTTCAGAATTACCTGTGATGCCGTATAATTGACTCCCAGTCGCCCAAAGTGTTCCATCTGTTTTAACAAAAAGAAGGTTTTGGTTTAAAAGTGTAACCGATTTCCAATTAGTTTCAGTACCTAATTGTGTTGGAGATGACCTTCTTACAACTACTCCTTCATTTAATCCAAGTTTACCGTAAGCATTTCCACCCCATAACCAAAGTGTTCCATCATCTTTTAAAGCAGCTTTGCCACCATTTCCTATTCTGTCCGAAAATAATTTTTTCCAACCAGCATATGTTCCAACTTGAGTTGGACTTGATCTATTGGCTGTATCATTAAGACCTAATTGAGCAACAGCATTTTTTCCCCAAGTCCATAAAGTTCCAGTACCTTTTAAAGCCATTACACTATCAACACTAGCTATAACATCTGTCCAAGTATTACTTGTTCCTATTTGCACAGGTGAAGAAAATGCAGCATTAAAAGCACCATCTAAACCTAATTCTCCACTTGATTGTGTGCCCCAACCCCAAAGTGTTCCATCCATCTTTAAAGCAACAGTAAAATCTAATCCTTTACTGACAGTTCTCCAACTACCACCTCCAAGGACTTGTACAGGAGAACTTATATAATTAGTTGCATTATCACCTCTTTGACCACCAGTTCCCGTTCCCCAAGACCATAAAGTGCCATCTGTTTTGATGGCTGATCCTGTTTTTATTTGGGTATAACCTGCACCTGTAGCCAATTTTTTCCAATTTGTAGCTGTTGTAAGTTGAACTGGTGAAGAAATATTTTGGCCTGGACGTCCTAGTAAAATACCATTACTGAAACCGTCACTACCAATTCCCCACAATTGTCTTTCAGGACCACCACTACCACTAGAAGCCGCCGCAGCTGCAGCATTGGCCGCAGCAAAGGCACCGTTAGCATATACACCAGCAGAAGTAGCATTGACATTTGCTGAGTTAGCAGCTGTAAATGCAGCAGTAATAGAATTGTTTTGTGTTATATTTGTAGTAGTAGCTGCATTAGCAGCAGCAAAGGCACCATTAGCATAAACTCCAGCAGAAGTAGCAATGACACTTACTGTATTGGAATTAGCAAAGGCACCGTTAGCATAAACTCCAGCAGAAGTAGCAACGGCATTTGCTGAGTTAGCAGCTGTAAAAGCAGCATTAGCATGGATAAAAGAACTGTTAGCATGAATAAAAGAACTGTTAGCATGAATGAAAGCAGCATTAGCATGATTTCTAGCAAAACTATCAGAAGCGAATAAAGCTGCATTTGCAGCTGCAAAAGCACCATTAGCGTAAATACCAGCAGAATTAGCAGCTATGAAAGCATTGTTAGCATGAATGAAAGCAGCATTAGCAACAGCAAAAGCACCAACACTATTAGCTGCATTAGCTAATGCAGAATGACTAATAATTACAATATTGCCATTAGAAAAATTAGCTGAAGCTCCGTTTTCATATTTGTAAATTTTACCTTCAGCTGACGTAGGAACTTTCCAATATACAGAACCAGCAAATTTAGGGGTACTGCTATAAGATGCGCCAGTTATAGAACTTGTATTAGCAGTAGAAACATAAGCTACATTTCCTGTAAATTCAGTATTACTATCATCAAGAAGTCTAAAGTAACTAGAACTTCCACTACGATCTTGGTTAAAATTAAAATCAAAAACATATGTTTGACCTGATATAACATATATTGTTGGGTAATTTCCTGAATATTGATCTATTTGCCAATTGGCTCCACTAGCTCCTTCAGTAATTCTAAATTTTGTAGCTGCAGGTGTTAATGATCTATAAATTGCTGTGTTTGATGCGGTATTAGCAGCACTAAATGCAAGACCACCATCAGCTGGACTTTGTACTCTAATAGAACCAAAAATTGAATTATATGTGGTATCACCGTAGCCAAGAGTGGTATTACCAACTAAACTGGTAGGTGCGGTCCAATATAAAATACCATTTGTATATCCAGATGTTGCATTTGAAGTAACTACTCCAGAAGATGAAACGTGTGTAACTCCTGAGAGAGCACTACCGCTTGCAAAAGGAGAAGCGGTATATAATTTAAAACCACCAAAACCAGAACCTTCTATAGCACTAACGTCAAAAGCATATGTTTGCCCAGCAATAACATTTAATGTTGGGCTATTAGCTGTTGGACCAGCAATATCAGGAAATCTATAACGAAAAGAAATTCCGCCTTCTTGGAAAACAACAAGTCTTTGTTTTGTAGCTGAAATAAAATTTGTTCTATAAGCAATATTAGCAGTATTATTGGCAGTATTTGCTGTCAAAAACGCTGCGTTAGCAGTATTTCTTGCAACTTGATCTGCTCCACTAGCATTGTTAGCAGCTAAAAATGCAGCATCAGCAGTATTTTGTGCATTGGTAATATTGGTATTCTGTGTAGCATTAACACCAGCTTCATTGTTAGCTGCTGCAAAAGCAGCTGTAATGCTATTATTTTGTGTAGTGTTTATACCATCAATATTATTAGCAGAAGCAAAAGATGCATTTGCTGTATTATAAGCACCATCAATATATGTTTGTAAATTTTGGTTGTTTAATGTAATTAATTGAGTTTTTAAGTTAGCATTAAGAGTTGCTTTTTTGAATGAAGGATCTGTAATAATAACGTCATTATTCGCACCAATTTCACCTGTATAACCTTCAAACAGTTGCCACTCTTTTGTTCCGTGATCTCGAATTAAACCAGTATGAGCATTGACACCATCGTTATAGTGTGCTGAAATACCAATATCTAATAAATCGGAAGTATAATTGCCAGCACCAAGAAGAATAACAGTATCATTAGCAACGATTGTTGTAGCACTTATAGTAAATGTATTTCCTAAAACACTTAGGTTACCTGTAATGCTAACATCACCAGTAATTGTTCCGCCGTTGTTTGCATTGAGGGAATTATTAGCACGAATAAATGCGGCGTTTGCTGTATTAAAAGAAGGTTGTATTTGAGGAAATACATTATTAGCTGCATTGAAGGAAGCATTAGCGTGAATAAATGCAGCATCACCGGTATTTTGAGCATTGGTAATATTGGTATTCTGTGTAGCATTTACACCAGCTTCATTGTTGGCTTTAAGGAAAGCCGCATCACCGGTATTTTGAGCGTTGGTAATGTTTGTATTTTGTGTAGCATTAACACCAGCTTCATTATTAGCTTTGGCAAAAGCACCATTAGCCGTAGTAAAAGCTGGTTCAATTTGTGGTGCTACATTATTAGCTGAAGCAAAAGCTGCATTAGCATGATTTCTAGCATAAGGATCAATCTCATCACCAGGCACATAGGCTGTAGTTTGAACTGTGCTATCAGGAAATGTTATTGTTCCATCTTTATTAAAATTCCATTGTGAGAAGGTTGCACCACCAGTATTTGCTTGTATTATAACCTCTGTATTTGCATATACTGTTGATACACCTGTTGCTAGAGCAATAAAACCAGAAACATCAGTATCAACATTTGCGGTAATTGCTATTTGATTTGTTGGTAAATTTAATATTCCACCACCGCCACCAAATTTTAAATCTCCGGTCATTGTGTCGCCGGACTTACTTACTTTGGTGTTAGCAGAAGCAAAAGCTCCATTAGCAGTATCTCTTGCAACTTGATCTGAACCTGAGATTTGTGTTGGTGGTTGCCCGCCAACAGAAACAGCCAAAGTACCATTTTGATTGCTTAATACTAACCCACCTAAATCAATTGATCCTGGCCCAACATAAAGAGAATGCCAACGATTAGAATCTGAACCAAGGTAATAAGTGTTAGTAGTGGTTGGTAATAAATTTCCACTAATTGCACCGCCAGTATTTGCATTAAGAGAATTGTTAGCACGAATAAATGCAGCATCACCGGTATTTTGAGCGTTGGTAATGTTTGTATTTTGTGTAGCATTAACACCAGCTTCATTGTTGGCTTTAAGGAAAGCCGCATCACCGGTATTTTGAGCATTGGTAATATTGGTATTCTGTGTTGCATTTACACCAGCTTCATTATTGGCTGCATTGAAAGAAGCATTAGCATGAACGAAACCGGCATCTGCTGTATTTTGAGCTATTGTTATATTGGTGTTTTGAGTTGCATTAACACCAGCTTCATTATTGGCTGAAGCAAAAGCACCATTAGCATAAAATCCTGCTGAAGTACCTTTATTATCTGCTGTTGCAGCTGCTGTTCTAGCTACGTTGTCGATTGATGCACCACCTGATATAGTATTAGCATAATCAAATGCAGCATTAGCATAATTCCAAATATACGATATATTGGTATTTTGAGTTGCATCTACTGTATTGGAATAAGCAGCTGCACTATTAGCAACATCAAATGATGCATTAGCATGGCCAAAAGAACTGTTAGCATGGTTCCTAGCAAATTGTATACTGGTATTCTGAGAATCACTTACGGTATTGGAGTAAGCAGCTGCACTATTAGCAATATCAAATGAAGCATTAGCATGGTTCCTAGCAAATTGTATACTGGTATTCTGAGAATCACTTACGGTATTGGAGTAAGCAGCTGCACTATTAGCAATATCAAATGAAGCATTAGAATGGTTTCTAGAATAAGGATCAACCTGAGTATCACTTACAATAGTATTAGCGTAATTAAAAGCAGCTTGAGCAAGAACACTAGCTGAATTAGCAGCTGTAAAAGCTCCATTAGCGTAAATACTAGAACTATTGGCTAATGCAAATCCAGCGTTAGCTTGTAAAAATGCAGCACTAATGCTATTGTTTTGTGTGCTATTTGTATTGTATAACTCAGTAAAGTTATTGTTTGTTTTGGTAAATCCAACTCTTATTCGATCACCAGTTCCATCGTTTGCAACTGTACCAATATTAATCGATTCTTTTGCCATTTTTATTCCCTGTCTACGGTATAAATGATTGTATCTGCTCCAAATAATGTACTATCACCAAAAGGCACATATGTATCTTGAACATCTTGTTCTGGCCATTCCGCTATATCAGTTAAAAATCCAAAATCTCCATCATATTCAGCATTTCTTGGAACAGCCCTAGTCACAATTGATACTGCCTTAACTGGCAAAATATCAATCTCTGTTATTTTATAATTTGCTTTTGTATAATCACCAATTACATTATCATTTACTTTTAGTAATTCTGTTAGTTCACCTAAAATTAAAATTCCTGAGCTAGTATTACTGAAATAAACTACTTTACCTGTAATTTCATTTGTACCATTTCTATTTACACGAATTGTTTCGCCTGTGCTAAAGTAATTATTTCCTGTAGAATAATTTACATAAACTTTTTGAGCATCACGTTTTTGATTATCAATAAAAATATTTGTGTTTGCAGTACCATATCGACCTGTTATTGGACTAAAGGCACCGATAATAGATGTATTACCTGTTATGTTAGGCCACAGATAACTTTTAACAGTAAACTCTAAATCCCAAACAATTAAACGAGTGGTTCCATCACTTAAACCACCTTCATAATCTGTAGTCATATTTACAGAATTTAATATAATTGGCATATCATATTTTTGATCCATACTTGGAATCATGTTTACAGTAACAGTAAAATCAGGTTTAAAAAATGGCAATATTTGTTCTACAATTTGTGTGCCATCTTCTGTGTTGCGAACAAAAATTGACATACTAAAATTGAAATCATACGGTACAGGAACATACTGAGATTCTAAACGACCACTTGAATTTTTAGAAAAATTCTTTAATAGTGATTGTTGTTTACGGCTATTGTCATAAGACATACCGGTAAGTTCAAATGAAATTCTTGGTACGGAAACAGCAATTGATTTTGTTAAAGTTGGATCAGATTCGATAGCTGTTAACCAACGCTCTTTTGAACCATAAGTTAATGGTACTTTAAATATTTCAAAATTTGTTGCGCCGTCTTTAGATGTTCTTTGTATTTGAAGATCATTGAAAATTGTTCCAAATGCTACAACAACCTTGCGAATTGAACGATTATAATATTGTGATTTGCCTAGCATTATGGTTCACCAAATGGGTTTGTTTCAGTAAAATCAATAATGCCATCAGATTCGGATTCAATTCTTGCGTTATCTTGTATATCTTCAAAGGCAGTATTCATGTATGCGGTATCATTTACAGATAGAACTGTCCAATCAGCTAAACTTGTATTGCCTTTTATTGCTGCACCTGAAACAAAAGTTCCTCTTGTTAAGATTATATCTATATGAGTATTTGGAACAAAGTCATAAACTTGAGCTTGTGCTGTTGCATAAGTTAAGTTTGCGCCTTGATAGATAATCTCATCATTAACAAATTTACCATTACCACCAACACTCAAAGCAATTTTTGTTCTTGGATAGTAACTGCGAATTTGATTATCAATTTCTGGAATACCAACTTCAACAACTTCATTAGAAAATACATATTGTTTAAGTTTTAATCCATAAACATAAACATTACCACCACGACCACGACCCAAAGTATAGAACATAGCTTGATCATTTTCATGTTCTACAAATGTAATCTCAAAGAAGTTTCGTAGTAAAGGAATATAAAGCAAGTCGCCTTCTAAAGGCCTTGTCATTGGTATTACTGCTTGAAATCTTCGGCGAGAAACTAAGAATTGAACCTCATCACGAATTTCTAAACCAAATTTAGATATAAAATCTTGTTCGCCATCCATACCCGTAACATTTTCCAAATACATTTCAATTGGGTAAGCATTTACATACTGTTTAAGTGTATCTTCTCCATATAAAAAATCAACTTCATCACGACTTGAACGTGGAAGATAGTAAACATCCATACCATATATTTGTAAAGCTTCAATAACCAAATCTTCAATGAGCAATTGCTCAGAAGTTATTTGACTAGAAGGAAAGTTATTGAAGTATAGATTGGTTGCCATTCATTTTAACCTGTAATTATCTCACTTGGCAAACTGTTAAATTGATATAATTCTTCTTCTACTTCTTTGATTTCTGCTCTAGCTTCTTCTGCAATACGAACACCATCCAATGTTACACCTCCTGGCATTTGTATACCAGAAAACTTAGAAAGGTTATTACCCCATTGAAGTTTGATTAAAGCAGTAGCATACTTTTTAAGGAATCGATCATTCCAAACATCAGAAATGCCTGTAACTGTGGCCGTTCCACTTGCTAAATTTGAAGCAAGAGGACTTTGTAATTCTAATGTTGTTGGTGAAATAATTTTTTTAACCTGTTTTGATTCACCATTGATATTGATGAAATCATTTTCTAATAATTCTTGGTCAAAAATGGTATTTGTTCCTGTTACAGTATTTGCGGTTGTATTTCCAGACATTGTACCGGTTAAAGTTACTGTATCTGGCCGCATAGCTCTATAGCATTTAACAATTACATAATCACCAACTTCTAAATCTCTAGACCAATCTATGTCTAAAAATACTTTATTTTGTTTACGATTGAAACGAAATTGTGGTGTGCCAGAAAACAACAATTGTAATGAGCGAATGTGTTGCATGGTAATCTCATATGACACATACGATACCGATGTAAAGTCATAAAGATCATGCAAGCGTAATTGATACCGCAAATCAAACATATTGATTGACGAATTTGAATCATCAAATGGAAATACTGCGGTAACAAAAGTCACCGAATCAGGACAATATATCCAACCACGTTGAATATCTTCTGATGATATACGGTGTTTCATATACATTTCTTCTACACCATCAAAATGATAATCTTCAAAAAATTGAAGAGCATCATCAATACGATCATCTACTTGATCATCATCAACATTTATATCAATAACGGGCCAACCTAGACGCCGCAGGCAATAATTTTTAAATGTTGCTCTTGTTGTAGGATTAGCCATATATTATTTGAATGTTTTTGTTTTTAATTATAAAGCTGCAATTGCAGTTTTAAAATCATTATATGTTGCAGAATTAGCTACTAAAACTTTTAAATTAGCAATAGTAATTGTTGTACTATTAATACCATTAGCACGATCAAAAGAAGCATTAGCTTGATTTCTAGCATAAGTATCAACCTGTACATCACTTACTTCAAAGTTTCCAGTACTAGAATTGTATATTAATATATCACCTTCTTTAACACCACTTAAATTTACTCCACTTATATCTGATATATCAATTTTGGCCGAATAGTTCTGTGAAACAATTGACGGCCTAGTTGCTTGCCGTATCTTTACTATGCCTACCTTGGACACTTTATTTCTTTTTTAAGGTAGAATAGGGGTCAACTCAGGCATATTAAATTCACGATTAGTAGTATAGATTACTCTACCACCATATTGCACAACATGCTCATCAGCGCTCGAAAGACGAGCACAAAGGTTCATGGCAGCCGTTATTGGCAAATTTACTTCATAGAAACGATGAAATCCAGGGTACATTGCTAAAAGTTCATTATACATTTGACTGTCCTTAAAAAAATAAAAAAACAATAGTTCTTCTATTTATGCTATTTGTTAGTTCCAAAATTGTAATGGTTCAGACTTAACTCTAAACGCTGGATCAGCGGCAGAAAATACTCTGCCAGTTTTGGACATAATGCTAGCTATTTTACCTAAATTTGGTTGTAAGTTAAATACTGTTGATTGAAATTGATTTAATTTAAAAGGTTCAATTAAGTCTACTTTAAATACCCTTTGGTCATACTCTTTAGATACAGCATTTTTTATAACAACAATAGGTTTTGTTAATGTATTTGTATCAAATATTTTTTCTTCTAAAAATTTAGAAAAAGCATTTCGTACAACAAAACCTTTAGAGATAAAATTAGAATTAAATTTCTTAGTATCAAAATCTTTTGGAAAAACATCTTTTAAAGCAATATAGGCTTTGTTTAATTGGGGTAAAGTAGTATTTAAATCAAATACTTGAGTTTTTGTAAATGGTGTTTTAAAATTACCATAAGATACATCAAATATTTTTTCATCTAAATCTTTTGGAAAAATATTTCTGGCAACAAAACCAGATTTTAATGTGCTAACTCTATACCCCTGTTCTTCCAAAGATTTTGGAAAAGCAGGTTTTAATCGAACTATTGGTTTTGTTAATTCAGTAACATTAAATCTATTTTGAGGAGTTGGAGTTGCAGCAAAACGGCTTCGACTAGAATATAAACCTGGTGCTATTATTGCATAATATAAATTTTCTCCTGGAGTTGTAGGAGCTGTAGTTGGGTAAACATTAGATTGAGCAATAAAATTACTTACGTTAAGTGTATCAAGATAAACACGGTTGCTAAGTGGTGTTTTAACAATGAGTTTAGGATTGTTTAATACCGTTACAACTTTAGCTTCTAATGATTTAGGAAAAGCAGGTACTGTAGGTAATAAAGCATTACTCCATGGCCTACGAGATTTATCTGCTCTTAAACCTGGTGCTCTAGTGAAATAATAAAAGTTTTCACGGGCATTGGTTGGAGCTAAAAGTGTAATAACTGTATTTTGGCTAACATTAGAAGTTATGACTCCTCTTGCATCTTTACTAATTGTTATTGTAAGAGATTTAGACCATGGTGCTCTAGCTTTATCTGCTCTTAAACCTGGTGCTCTAGTGAAATAATAAAAGTTTTCACGGGCATTGGTTGGCGAAACAAGTGTACTTACGGTATTTTGGCGAACATTAGAAGATATGTTTGCTTGTCTACCATTTAATGCTGCAATGTTGATGTAAGCCGGAAATGTTTTAGACCATATTGCTCTGGCTTTATCTGCTCTTTTACCTGGAGCTATGGTAAAATAATAAAAATTTTCACGAGCATTGGTTGGCTCTAAAAGTGTGCTTACGGTATTTTGTCGAACATTGGAAGAAACATTGGCGATAGTTGTTCCTAAAGAAAATACTTGTAATCTATCTGCTCCTTTTTTCCCAGAATAATTAACATTTGCGGAGGCATCAACCTTAATTATAACATTCGACAGTAGACTTAATGCTGGTTGAGACCAAATATCTCTAGCTCTATCCGCTCTTTTACCTGGAGCTATTGTGAAGTAATAGAAATTCTCACGAGCATTGGTTGGAGCTAATTTTGTGCTAACATTAGCTTGTGCTACATTTGAGGTTATATTTGCTTGTCTACTAAGAGAACGTATATCAATTAAACCTGGTGTTGTTCTAAAAAATATATCTCTAGCTAGATCTTGGCGTTTACCAGGAGCTATGGTAAAGTAATAGAAGTTTTCACGAGCATTAATTGGTGCAGTAGTTGTACTGACTGTATTTTGGCGAATATTAGAAGAAACATTAGCAATTGTTGTTTTTAAAGAAAAAATAACATCAGTTTTTACTTTACCAACAGATTTTAATTTACCAAACAATCGATTAGGTAAAGGAGTTCGCAAAACTGTAAAAGCTTTGTTTAATTGAGTAACTATTTTATTTAAAGAAAATACCTGTGTTTGAGCAATAGGTAATTTAAAATCGCCATAAGAAACATCAAATACCTTTTCATCTAAATCTTTCGAAAAAGCATTTTTTACTACAAGACCCTTAGAAACTATATTTGATTTAAATAATGTGGATTCATAAGTTTTTGGTAAAGCACTTCGAATAACATCTCTACGGTTTACATTACCTACTTTGCGGTTGTTTACTTCATTATTTTTTGGTAAAGGATTTTTTAATTGAAGGCTAGTTTTATTGGAAATAAAACTTTTGGTTACACTAAAACCAGTAAATGAATTAGCTGTATCTGTCCATTGTGCATTGTTATTGCCTACTGGACCTGGAGCGGGAAAAATTAAAGCTGGCATATAGGCTATTTACCAAAAATTTTGTTTATTCCTAAAAAGAAATAGCCGTACTAGACGGCTATTTCCAAACACTTCTAAGTTTAATTGCTGTTTAAGCAGGTATAGCGAATCGGAAGTTATTAGTAAATGCTGCCTGTGTATTAATTGCTTGAGGTCCAGTACCATCTTCCAAACTACGGTATGATTGAGAAATAGTTGTACCAAAGAATTGGAATCTTGTAGTGACAACTGTAGAAGTTAATACCCAATGATCAACAGCAGATTGAGTTGAATCATAGAAGAAATCACTATCAGAAGTAATGCTTACTGTATCCATTAAAGTACCAAGAGCACTTGGAATAACTTTCAATCCGTAAAATCTACCACGAATATCTGGATCATATGTTGGTCCAAGAACAACAACTGGACTAAACATAAAGCGCTTACTGTTGTATACATTGGTTGCAACAGGTACAAGATGACCCAAATGAGGTTGAGGAATCGTGTTAGCTGGATTAGTTGTCAGAATACCAGCAACTGGTGCGTTAGTTCCCTGATAAGCACCAGAACCACCAATTTCATACAAATGTCCCCAGCGACCAGTTGTAATTGTACAAGCACTATAAACGTGTGCATTGTGATCAACTAGGTCACCAGCGGAGTTACGAGCTCTAGGCACAGAAAACACGCAACCATGTACCGGACTGTTTTGGAGAACAGGGAAAGTTGGGAACAATTGAGCGCCAACCGGGAATCTGTTTCCGTTAATGTGAGCATATGTTGGCCATGGACTTATTGCAGTTGCACCAGTAATATTGTTGTTTGCAGGCGATACTGAGAAGTTAATACCTGTAACACCAAGACCTGTCGAAGCATCTTCTGGTTGAGCTCTTTCAAACTCAACGCAACCTAGCCAGTTTGTTGCTAGGTTAGCAAAAGATTTACCTTGTATGATAAAGTAACGAGGATTTCCAAAGAGATACAAGAAACCGCCAGATGTTTGTGTTGTCGAAACAACATCGTTAGCGTTACTTGCTGGGCCAGGACCAGTAGAACCGTTAACTGTAACTGTTGTAAGTGTTTGTGAACCAGACACCGTATATGTTCCTGTGTTACCTGTACCAGTACCAAAGGCAGTTACGTTACCAATTGATGAACCCATAAATGTACCAATTCTGATTTGGCCAGAGGTCATCGTGTTAACTGTTAACGATGTAGTTGTTTGAGAAACTTGAGCAACAATACCACCTGATTGGTCAGCGATGTTAACACCAACACCGTTTGTAGCACCATAAGAACCTAACCAACGCTCATAAACTGGTAATGAGTAAGTTGCGTTAGCAGTTGTAATGACACCAGTATTAAACAATGGGAAGTATCTGAATCCCATGAACTTGCGGTCATTACTTGTGTTGCGTAATGTTGTGGTTGCCTCAGCTGATTTGTTTGGACAAGAATAAACGTACTCAATAAAGTCAGCACCAGCAATTGTAGCCGTTGTTAAGTTACCTGGAGTAAAGAGTTTTGGTGGGTTAGCACCAACAGAAGTTATAGTGTTTAAAAGTGGATTACCAAGTGTAAGGTTATTACCAGCAACACCAGCAAGATAAGTAAACAATGGAACTGATCTGTATAAACTAACAGGACTAGTAACAGTAATTGGCAGGTTAACCGTCAATGTTGTGTTGTTACTGATTGCGTTAACAACTAAATGTTGACCAGCGATAACGATTTCAGCACCAACATGAAGCTCGGTTGTAAAGAGTGTTGATTGACCGTTAACTTGTGTTGTAGCTGCCGCCGTAAGAATATTACCGGTCAATCGTGTTGCTTGACCACCACCACTTTGTACTTTAACGATGTTATTTAAAGTGAAACCAGTAGCAGAAGTAACTGTTACTAATGTTGTGCCTGCCGGAAATACTGTATTAGCAGTTGCGGTCATTGTGGACTCAATACCTAATTTACCGTTAGCGTGCTGAGCTGTGTTACCACTACCTTCACGGGTTCCTTCTAGTATCCAACCATGGAGTTTTCTTTTCTTGTAGATTGCAACACCACTAAGATTGCTTACAATTGGACGATTTAATCGTATAAGAGTATCTGATAAAATTTCATTAACTGAATATTCAGAACCATCAATCATAATTTCTTCATTCACACGAAGTTCTGTTGTAAATGTGGTTCCTGTGCCAGTCAAATAAGTTTCTTTTACACGAACTGGCATACCTAGTACGCCTTGTGTCATTGCTGCTGCTGGTTGTCCTGGTAAAGTTGTAAGCGTAGCAGCTGTTGCAGTTGTTGGAGTAAATACTCGTAATTCATCTCCAATATATACTTCTTCTCCTGAAATAATATCAGCAGTAAAGTTAGTGCCAGTACCAGTTACAGAAGCTGAACCGCCACTCACAGCAACAGTTCCTCTTGGAGTTACTCTATAGCGTAGTCCAGCATCTGTAAAGTCCATTGCTGCACCTAGGGTCATAGAGGTATTACTTGCAATAGCACTAATAACTCTGACACGACCATTAATAACAATTGTTCTACCAGCTACTCCTGCTGTATTTGCAGCATCAAATGTAGCTTCAGTTAAAAAGAATGTTCCGTTACCTGTAACCGTTGCGGAACCGTTTGTAACAGACACAGTACCTGAAGTATTGCCAGACACGTTTGTTACATCTGCGGTACCTGTTAAAGTGTACTGAATAAATTTAACTGCACATGCGTCTGTTGGTGTTCTTGTCCAAGGTGCAGTAACAGTAAAAGAAGTGTCAGAAGCAACTGCCGCAACAGTACGAACTTGGCCGTAGATACTAATTACATCACCTGCTCTTAATTGAGTAGTGAAAATTGTTCCAACACCCGTTACGGTTCCGGTGCCACCTGGATTAGTAATATTGACATAACCCTGTAGAGTATCATTTCTTAACCATTGATCTACTAAGGCAAAAGTTGGCCATATATCCGCACCTGTTGTATAAGGGCCATAGGTAATA